AAAGAAGGTAAGAATAAGAAAGGTGGTTTGAACGAGAAGGGACGTAAGTCTTACGAACGTGAAAATCCTGGTTCTGATCTTAAGGCTCCTCAACCAGAAGGTGGTCCTAGAAAGAGATCTTTCTGTGCTCGTATGGGTGGAGTTAAAGGACCAATGAAAAAACCTAATGGGGAACCTACTCGTAAGGCTCTTGCCCTTAGAAAGTGGAAGTGCTGATGAAAAATTTTAAAGATTTTATACAGGAATCAGTCACTATTAATGGTGACTTCAATGGAACACTCAATGTAGGTGGTGATAATTCTGCTTCTCCAGAACAACAGGTGGAAGAAAACTATAAGTATCTTGCAGACTTTGTTTGGATGGGTAGTATTTATAGGGTACAGTTAGAACAGGCTGACTCAGTAAGACTACCAACTAATCAGGAGTTAGCAGAACAACTACAAAGTGAATATCCTGGTGCAATTGTTCAACGAGTATATCCAGTAGAACAAAAATCATCAGTTAGGTTTGGTGATATCAAAAGATATCATCCTGGTAAATTAGATTGGGTTTAGTATATGGCTATTTGGAATTCTGGAATAGGTACATTTCTTAAACAAGAAACTACCTTGTTTGAAGTGATGGGTATAGCATCAAGTGATGGTCAATATATTTCTACTGATAATAGATTTCCTGTAGATGCTAATATATCGGGTATCTCTTCGGATACAGTTGTATCTATTGGTAATAGTATTACGGTAAATCAAGGAACTTCACCATGGGTTGTAACACCCATACCCCAAATCTCTTTACCTCCAGGATACGGACAAATTCATAAGTTTGGTGCTGTTCCTGAAATGAGTCAGGATACTAACGGAACGATTTGGGATGAAAATGATACAATTTATCCTTGGGATACAATTTCTGCAGGCAGTCAACTTGAAGTTCGAGTTGTAAATCCAAATAATGAAAACAATACTAGTACTGACCTTGATGGAGACACTGTAGAAATACAAGGACTTGATGTCAATTACAATGTCATTACAGAGACAGTAACTATATCTGGTTTCTCGGCAACTACCACAAATACGTTTTATAGGGTGTATAGAGCGATCTATGCAAACACCGCCGATATTGCAAACAGTAAACGTATTCTAATAAGAGTATCTACAACCACTGTTGCAAAAATATTAGAAAATATAGGACAGACACTGATGTCAGTATATACTGTTCCTGCAGGTAAAACTGGCTCTATAATGAGATTAGATGTAACTGCACAGGGAACATCAACAGGTAGTTTTAAACTTTTTGTTCGTGAAGGTGGTACAGGGAATTTTGGAGTAAGGCACATTGCAGAAGTAAATGGTGTTGGTGGTCCATATCAACTCACTTATCCGATTCCTCAGTCATTCCCAGAAAAAACAGATATTGATGCAAGAATGCATACATTATCAAATAATGGTAGATATACTTGTACATTTGATATTTTGCTTACGGATAATTAATTATGAGTAATGATGTTTATTTGGGTAATCCCCTTCTCAAGAAGGCGAATACCCCTATTGAGTTTACGCAAGAGAATATTGAAGAATATATTAAGTGTAAACAGGACCCAGTATACTTTGCAAATAATTATGTAAAGATCGTAACCTTGGACCATGGACTTCAACCATTCAAGACTTACGATTTCCAAGATAAGTTAATCAATAATTTCCACGAGAATAGATTTAATATCTGTAAGATGCCTAGACAGACTGGTAAGTCAACCACCTGTGTATCGTATCTACTTCATTATGCAATCTTCAATGATAGTGTCAATATTGGTATTCTGGCTAACAAGGCTACAACGGCTAGAGAACTGCTTGCAAGACTGGCTACTGCATATGAGAACTTACCAAAGTGGATGCAACAGGGTATTCTTGTATGGAACAAAGGCAACATTGAGTTAGAGAACGGTAGTAAGATACTTGCAGCTTCTACCTCAGCGTCAGCTGTTCGAGGTATGTCTTTCAATATCCTCTTCTTGGACGAATTTGCGTTTGTTCCCAATCATGTTGCTGACGCATTCTTTGCCTCTGTTTATCCTACTATCACTTCAGGTAAATCAACGAAGGTAATTATTGTTTCTACGCCTCACGGCATGAACCACTTTTATAGAATGTGGCATGATGCAGAGAAGGCAAAGAATGAATATATTCCAACTGACGTTCATTGGTCAGAAGTTCCTGGTAGGGATGAAGTCTGGAAAGAGCAAACAATCAAGAACACTTCTGAACAACAGTTCAAGATTGAGTTTGAGTGTGAATTTCTTGGGTCTGTTGATACATTAATTGCACCAAGTAAACTCAAAACTATGGTGTATGATAATCCAATTCAAACGAGTGCAGGACTGGATGTTCATGTTGCACCAATTCCTGACCACGATTATATTGCAACTGTTGACGTTGCACGAGGAGTAGGTAATGACTACTCTGCATTTATTATTACTGATATTACTACATTCCCACATAGAGTTGTGGCGAAGTATAGGAACAATGAAATCAAACCAATGTTGTTCCCTAACATTATTTTTCAGTTAGCAAAGAAATACAACAATGCATTTGTTCTTTGTGAGGTCAATGATATTGGAGACCAGGTTGCAAGTATTCTTCAATATGATTTAGAGTATCAGAATGTTCTGATGTGTGCAATGCGTGGTAGAGCAGGACAGGTTGTAGGACAGGGTTTCTCTGGAACTAAAACACAACTTGGAGTTAAGATGTCCAAGACTGTCAAGAAGATTGGGTCACTTAATCTCAAGACAATGATTGAAGAAGATAAACTCATTTTTAATGATTATGAGATTATCTCAGAACTGACTACATTCATTTCAAAGAGTAATTCATTCGAAGCAGAAGAAGGTTGTAATGATGACCTTGCAATGTGTCTAGTCATCTATGCATGGTTGGTTGCTCAAGATTACTTTAAAGAACTGACCGACCAAGATGTTCGTAAGAGATTATATGAGGAACAGAAGAATCAAATAGAACAAGACATGGCACCATTTGGTTTTATGAATGATGGTTTAGATGAAGGAACCTTTGTAGATAACGAGGGAGACAGGTGGTATACCAAGAGTAATGAATATGATGAGTATGGTTCAGCAGCCGGTGGTTGGGAACTCTGGAACTACTAATGGACTTTGATGAGCAACTAGAACTAGGTCATTTACTGTTAAATGATAGAAGATGTAAAAGTTGTGGTGAAGTCAAAAATCTTGTGGACGATTTTTACAGGACAAGAAAAGATAGAGGAGCGGTTCCTTCTTCATATTCATATGTCTGTAAGGAGTGTTTCATTGAGTATGTAAAAGAGAGAAAGAAAGACCGAACTCCGAAATCAAGATGGGAATATCCTGATTGGTAGGGTTTACTTCTTGTTTACCCTATCAAAACCGGGATATTCATAAATATTTTTAGTTAAATGAGTAACAAAGGAGAGAGAAAACATGGCTACTCCTCAACTATCTCCAGGAGTTTTAGTCAGGGAAGTTGACTTAACTGTTGGAAGAGCTGAGAATGTTCTTGACAACATTGGTGCAATTGCAGGACCCTTTTCACTGGGACCGGTAAATGAGCCAATTACGATTGAGACACAGCAACAATTCCTTGATACTTTTGGTAAGCCAATTGGAACTGATAGACAGTACGAGTACTGGATGTCTGGAAATTCATTCCTCTCCTACGGTGGTATTCTAAAAGTTGTTAGAGTCGGTGGAGACACCCTGAATAATGGTAATGCCGGAACTCAACAAGCTTCGGATACTGTTAGAATTGACAACCTGGATGATTATGAGCAGAATCATCAGACAGACTCCAGTTTCTACTGGGCAGCAAGAAACCCCGGTACATGGTCGAATAGTCTGAAGGTTTGTACGATTGATAACCTGTCAGATCAGATTATCAGTATTGCCACCACTAATCCAGGTGCATCAGGATTTGTTGTTGGTTATGGCGTATCCACTGCAAAGGATGGAACTACGATCCCTGGCAATGGTTCACTAATTCAGTTCAATGGTAATCTGAAAGGTATCATTACTGGAGTTAATACTGACGCACAAACTGCTGCTAATAGTTCGATTGAAGTTAAGGTACTTTCAAGAGTTACCCCAACTACTCAATCTACTGAGAACATTGGTTTTACTACGGTAAAAACTATTGGAGTTGCTAGTACAGAAACAATTTCTGTTAATAGTACCGCTGGTATTACTACTGGAACTCTCGCGGTTATTCAAAATAATCCCGGAGTTGATGGTGCCGAAGGTGGAGTTCGTATTGTAAGTTTTAGCTCTTCTACAATCACATTGGCTGTAGGTATTGCACAATCTGCATTGGTTGGTACAGCTGTTACATATCAAACATTGACATCAATTGCAGGATCTGAGACTCCTGTTGATTATCAGAACTACAATTCTGCAAATTCATTCTCTGATGGTGATACACTAATTACTACTCCAGCCAGTGGTATTGCGGCTACGACATTCACCAGTGCAACAGTCACTGATTGGTACGATCAACAAACTCTTGGTCTTAATAACTCTACAGTTTACTGGAGAAACATTGCACCAAGACCAGTATCTAACAGATTTGTAACTGAAAGATCTGGTGCAAACGACGCAATCCACGTAGTGGTTGTAGACGACAGTGGAGATGTTACCGGCGTTCAAGGTAATATTGTTGAGAGATTTGTATCGTTGTCCAAGGCTTCTGATGCTACTGCTGATGGAGACAATCCTACTAGGACTTACTACAAGGAATTCATTGCAAACAACTCGAAGTTTGCTTTTGCTGGATTTAATCCATCTAATGCACAAGATACTTATTGGAATACGATTCCAACAGCATCTGGTTTCTCAACTGCGACCACACCATATACCACTGCCGAAGGCCTTTGGGGTCAAGAAGCACAAAATACTAATTTCTCATCACTAGGAAATGTAAGTTACACACTAACTGGTGGTGTTGACTATAGTGCAAATAAGGGTATGTCAGCTGACCTCCCAGGTCTGTTGCAAGGTTACAATCTATTTTCTAATAAAGATGAGATTGCAGTTGATTATCTAATCATGGGTCCAGGACTTGCGGTAGAAAATGAATCACAAGCGAAGGCCAATCTTCTAATTTCTATTGCGGAACAGAGGAAAGATTGTGTTGCGACTATCTCTCCGCATAGAGCTAATGTTGTAAATGTAACTGATTCTAATACACAAACCGCAAACGTATTAGGTTTCTATTCACCTTTACAATCATCGTCTTATGCGGTGTTTGATACTGGTTATAAGTATACCTTCGATAGATTCAATAACGCATTCCGTTATATCCCAACCAATGGTGATATTGCTGGTCTGATGGTAAGAACTGCACTTAATGCATATCCTTGGTTCTCCCCTGCTGGTCTCCAGAGAGGTGTTCTGAATAATGCTGTTAAGATGGCATACAACCCAACTAAGAATCAAAGAGACGAACTCTACTCTGCTAGAGTGAACTCAATCATCAACCAAAGAGGTTCTGGTATTGCACTTTACGGTGACAAGACTGCTCTTGCATATTCTTCGGCCTTCGATAGAATTAACGTAAGAAGATTGTTCTTGACTGTAGAACAAGCTCTTGAGGGAGCTGCAAATGACCAGTTGTTCGAACTCAATGACTCTAACACTAGAGCAAACTTTGTTAACATTGTCGAACCCTATTTGAGAGATGTTCAAGCCAAGAGAGGTGTTTATGATTTCAGAGTTATTTGTGACGAATCCAACAACACTCCAGATGTCATTGACAACAATGAGTTTAGAGCTGATATCTTCCTGAAGCCAACCAAGTCTATCAACTTCGTCACCTTGACGTTCGTTGCCACTAGAACGGGTGTTGACTTCGAAGAAGTAATTGGTACTGTTTGATTATATTAAATAACTACTAGGAGGATCAACTAATGGCAGACACAAAATCATTATCACAATTCAAATCTAGATTAGCGGGCGGTGGCGCCCGCCCCAATCTATTTGAAGTTTCAATTCCATCATTCCCATCAGCAATTTCTGATGCCTGGGGTAGTGGTGACCAGTCGGAGAATGGAACATTTAAGTTCCTTTGTAAGGCTGCAGCCCTTCCCGCTTCAAACACACCTTCAATTCCTGTACCTTTTAGAGGTAGACAATTAAAGGTTGCTGGAGACAGAACCTTTGACCCATGGACAGTCACCATCATCAATGATGAAGACTTTCAACTCAGAACATCGTTCGAGAGATGGGCAAACGTTATCAGCAAACTTGATGATGCAACTGGTGTTACCAACCCATCATCGTATATGACTGACGCATATGTTCAGCAACTCGGTAGAGGTGCTGAAAGATTTTCAACCACGAATAGTGGTGGTCAGTCCGCAGTTCTGAGAACGTATAAGTTCTTCGATATTTTCCCAACGAATATCAGTGAAATTGCACTCGGATATGATAGTGGGGATACGCTAGAAGAATTTACTGTATCATTCGATGTTCAATACTATACGATTGGCAACTCACTGGAGTCTTCTGGTAGTGGTGCTGGTGAAGTTTTGATTGAGTGATAAATAACTAGGAGATACACTTCTAGTAAATATATTGCAATGGCGAGACTATTTGGTTACTCAATTGAAGATGGCGAAAAAACACCGCCTGGTGTAGTATCTCCGATTCCACCCAATAATCAGGATGGATCGGAGAACTATGTCAGTAGCGGTTTTTTTGGTAGCTACGTAGATATTGAAGGCGTATATAAGAACGAGACTGATTTAATCAGACGATATCGTCAGATGGCACTCTATCCAGAATGTGATAGTGCGATCGAAGATATTGTAAACGAAGCAATTGTTTCAGATACAAATGATACTCCAGTATCAATCGAACTGTCCAATCTAAGTGCAAGTGATAATATCAAGAAAAAGGTAAGAGAAGAGTTTAGATACATTCTTGAACTTCTTGACTTTGATAAGAAGGCACACGAAATCTTTAGGAATTGGTATATTGACGGAAGACTTTACTATAATAAAGTTATTGACCAAAAGAAACCACAAGATGGTATTCAAGAGCTGAGATACATTGACTCGGCAAAAATGCGGTATGTTCGTAAGTTAAAGAAGAAGGGTCCTGATAGTCTTCAAACATCACAAACAGCATTTACAAATTCCAATGAAACTTCATACGATTTTCCAGAGATAGAAGAATTCTTCATCTACACTCCAGATGCTCGTACTGGTACTGGGTATGGTGGTAATCCACAGAAAGGAGTCAAGATGACTCGTGATTCTGTTACCTATTGTACATCTGGTCTGGTAGATAGAAACAAAGGACTTACATTGTCCTGGATGCATAAGGCAATCAAACCACTCAATCAGTTGATGATGATTGAGGATAGTTTGGTTATCTACAGACTATCAAGAGCACCAGAAAGAAGAATCTTCTATATTGATGTTGGTAATCTTCCCAAACAGAAGGCAGAACAGTATCTGCGTGATGTCATGATGCGTTATAGAAACAAGTTAGTCTATGATGCAAACACTGGCGAACTTCGTGATGATAAGAAGTTCATGTCTATGATGGAAGACTTCTGGTTACCTAGAAGAGAAGGTGGTCGTGGTACTGAAATTACTACACTTCCTGGTGGTCAGAACCTTGGCGAAATCACTGATATCAATTACTTCCAAAGAAAACTTTATAGGGCATTGAATGTTCCTGAAACCAGAATTGAAGGTGAAGGTTCTGGTATGTCACTGGGTCGTTCTTCTGAAATCTTAAGAGACGAGGTTAAGTTCTCCAAGTTTGTTGGAAGAATGAGAAAGAGATTCTCTGATATGTTTAACGACATGTTGAGAACTCAACTTCTTCTTAAGAATATTGTGACTCCCGAAGATTGGGAGTACATGGCAGATCATATCCAATATGACTTCATGTATGACAATCACTTTGCAGAACTAAAAGATGCAGAGTTGCTGACAGAAAGAATTAATCTTGCAACATTGATGGAACCATATATTGGTAAGTATTACTCTTCTGATTATATAAGAAGAAGTATCTTCCGTCAGACTGATGATGAAATTATTGAGCAAGATGAATTGATCGAAAAAGAAATCGAAAACGGTGTAATTCCCGATCCTAATGCAATTGCAATGGATCCTGGAATGGCTGGGGGCCCAGAAATGGGTGGTGCACTTCCACCTGATACTGGTGGTGGCGATGCAATTCAGTCACCAGAAATACCCAAAGATCCAGCGGCTCCAAAAAATCCAGCCGGTGGTGTAATCTAAATAAACTTTAAAGTAATTATTAATCAACATGGATGACCTTATGGACATGCTCGTCAAAGATGACGAGTCTGCATCACAAATCAGTGATAAAATCAAAGACATTTTGTTTGCAAAGAGTGCAGAACAGATTGAAACTATCAG